TTGTTTGAAATCCAGTTCCACTATTTATTCCAACAATCGCAGAGGCAGTTATATTTACTCCAGTTGCAACTGAAGCAGAGGCTGGTGTTAAAGTTGTCGTTGTAGAGTTCGTTGCAAGATAAGGTCCATCTGTAAAAGCAACTTCTGCTAATGTCCATGATGTATGACCAGTTCTTGATAACTTCATCACTTCATGATTGGGATGAGTTATATACATTACATCGGCACTTTGAGCGAATTTAATTTCAAATAATTCTGCTGTTAAATAAGGAGAAGATATTTCGTAAGCTGATCCACTATCTTGAATTTGTCCTTTGTCTTTATAAAATCTAATATATGTATTTCCAAATTCTAAAATATAAGTTTGAGTAGTTGAAAATTCAAAAGGAATTAATCTTGTTTTAGCAGCAGATGATTTAACTTCTGCAATAAACTGTGTTCCAACTCTTCTGGTAGCAGCTCCTTGAGGATGTACTAAAAAGTTTTCTAAAGTTTTTGCACCAGAATTATATTTTTCAAAATCTGTTCTTCCATCCATTTTAGGAGAAAACTCTCCAGATACAAAAGAGGTTAAAGCTAATGTTGTTCTTGGCATATTTTTCTTAAAATTTCTTGTTGTGATAATCCTTCTTCTTCTTTTTTACATTTAGAAGTAGGATCTATTTCTTGTTCGTTAATAATTTCTACTAGAGCATATCTATAAACTTTAGTGTCATCTCCCCATTGAAAATGAAGTAATGATTTAGGTTCAGAATATTTTTCTAGTTGCCTTGGATCAAAAGCTGATTTGGACATTATAATCTTGCGTCTGTAAATTCAGAGCTTTCGATAGTACCTAATGAGTTTTCAGTTGCGTCTATAAATCTTGCTTCTCTTAATCTTTCATCTGCTCTAGTCATATATTTGTCTGCTAGAGTTGCATTGTTAGTTACAGCATAAGCTAAATCTGCTGCAAGTTGATGTGCGATACTTTCTTGTAAATAAGTATCGTAATTATTTGGATCAGTATCTAATGCTATATAAATTAAAAAAATCGTTCCTTCATCGCTAACAATATTTCTACCTTCTAATTTGTAATCAAGAGCAGAAGCAATACTGTCTGTTGTTCCATTATGAATTTTTAATACTCTTAAACAATCAGCTGGAAGAGCATAGGCATTAGAATATTCTACAACTGGAGCTGTACTGTTTTGAGCAAGTTGAACTCTTTTGTGTAAGCAGTTCCAGGCATGAGATCTAAATACTCTATTTCTTACTGGCTCATATCTTTGATTAATTAATCTTGCATTCTTACTATCATCTGTGAATGCTGAAATTGTTGATGCTCCTAAAAGATTAAGAGCTGAATTTGCTATATCTACTGCACTTGCCATTAAATGTTCTCCGATTTCATTTCTTTACAATTAAAAGTTATCATAATTTTTTGTTCCATGATTGTTTCTGGACCTAAAGCCATAACTGAACTGTAAGCTGTAATATATCCATCGCTTAAACAGTCATAATAATTTGGATATTCTATTGGTAAAGTTTTTTGATCAATAAGTTTTGATCCAGTTTCACCTACACTAAACATATATAAAATTAAAAAATATTTCATTTCAACATTTCCATCTTCTTCTTGATTGTCTGATCCTTGAGTTAGGATTATTTTTAGTTTTTGCAGAAGATCTTTTAAGTTGTCCTAAAGATCTTGCACAATATGATTTTCTTCTTTTAGCAGCAGCTGATCCTTTTTTAACTTTACCAGTTACTGCGGTTTTTAATTTTGATCCTGGATTAGCTCTTCTGTAAGCTTTAACTCCAGCCTTTGTCATTCCAGCACCTTTTTTAGTAGGTCTGTAATTTTTTTTATTTTTTGAAATTGCTCTTGCCATCTTATTAATGCCTGGCGGATTTCTCCGCCAAACAAATATGATTTACTACTCGACTGTGTACATAATCCAAACATGAATAGAGCCATTTGTAGTTGCTCCACCAGTTGTGATTATAATATCAGTTTCCGCAGTTGTTCTGTAACCCAGACCGCCCATCGCAGTATTAGCAGCTGTTGAGCCACCTAACATTGATTGAACTTGACCAGCAGCATTCCATGTACCTACCGCAGCTAAATATCTGTCGTCATCTGCAGCATCGCCAACTTTTAAAGTTGAAGATCCGCCTAAAGCATCACACTTTAGAACAACATCCATTATAGTTGCATTAGTTGGAACTCTACCAATCGTAATGTCTGATCCACTTGCTAGTGATGATGCTTCATAGTTATCGTATGAAACTCTCATTTTTCCACCAGCAACTTCGCTGTCCACTTTTACAATAGGATCAGCTGTTATGTTTGTGTAATTTACACCTTTAACGCTTGACATATTTTATATCTCCTATTGATTAAGCTTCATGAGCTTGGATTGTTACAACTTTATCTTCTTCCATTCTTGTTGCACCGATAGACTGGCAAACATAAACTTGGTGAGCATAACCTTTGTCAGATCTCTCATCAATTCTAGTCATTAAGTCTTGACCGATAGCCATCTTGCAACCATCCATTGCCCAAACTAGGCAAGTTCTTTTAGATGATGCAATAGCAAGTCTGTTAGACACTATAAAGTTGAAGCCTAAGAATGAATTTACTTCTCCATTCGCTAGAGCTTTTACTGAGTTGAAATCACTAGATGTAACTTCAGTCGTTCCTAACAAATCTGTGATTTGTCTTGGACCAACTGCAATGTATCTAGTAATTGATGGATCAACAGATGCAGCATCAAGAAGTTCTTTTGCACTTCTTAATTTTGCAATAGTTAAACCAGCAGTACCACTTTCAGTTATCTTTTGACCACCAGGAAGAGCAGTAGGTGTACTACCAGTCTCTCCAGTAAATGCCGTTCCAGATAACGCAGCGATGATTTCGTCATCTTGAGCTCTACCTAATGCGTAAGCAGCAGCAGATGCGTAAGATGATGTTGGGTCAATTAAAGTACGAATTTTATCTTGGTTATCGATAAGATCTGCGTACTCATAATCAACTAGACTAACTCTTCTTCTTGCATGTGGTGTATCCATCTGTGGAGTATCAGCATGTCTAGTAGTTCTTTTAACTGCTAGTGCACTTCCGACTTGATCGAAAAATGCGTTTTTGCCGACAACAGTTTCTACATCAACAGCAGATCTCAAGAGAGAGCCTTTTTGTTGTGATAGCATTTGTACATTATTTGAGTATTGCTGTACAAAAGCTGTAGTAATTTGATTAGACATATATCCAATCTCCTTATGTTGTTATGGTTGATGATAATCGATTTGGTTATCTCCAAGAGGAGGTCGCATCTGTGAATTTTAAGACTTCACTTTGTCTTTTTTCTTTGAGGTTTTGCATTCGCAAAGTTTTCTCGTAGAATTTTTTATAACCCAGTCAAAATATTTTTCAGCAATTGGCAGAGGATCTTTACGATCAAACTCTGGACCAAATTCAGTTGCTAGTCTTAAACATTCAAGTCTAACTTCTGTGTCTGTTATTATTTCTCCTGGATCAAATTTTTGATTAGCCATTTAACATCTCTCTTAACTTCAAGACTTCTTGAACTGCTTTGTTATGATTTGGATGTGTCTTACTCCAATAAGCAGAACCTTCTTGAGTTAGTTCGTTAATTTCTTTTTCGATGTCTTTAGCTGTCATATATTCAGATCCATCACCTTTAATGATTTCATCTTCAGATAATTTGTCAGCTAATTCAGAAAAAGCTTTTATGACTTTAATATTGTCTCCAAGTCTTGATCCATCTTTAAGATAAGTATTTTCTAAAAACTCTGATCCTAAAGAATTAACAGCAAGCTTTTTAGCCTGGTCAAGTCTCTTACTAAACTGTGGTCCAAACTCTGCTTTAAGTTCAGTCTCTGTTTGTAATTGTGCTTGAGCAGCAGCTTCTTCTTGAGATGCAGCTTGATTGCCATTCATCTCATTATAAAATTTAATTAAGCCTTCAGCTTGTTTAGGAAGTAATCCTAATTGATGTGCTGCTTTATTAAATTCTTGTACTTGAGTTTGATCCAGTTCTTGATCCTTGATGTTATACTTATAATCATCTGGACTTTCTGGAGCACCCAATTTTTTAAATACTTCATTCCAATCCTCATCGGTTGCATGTTTGTTAGGAACTGGAATTTTATCAGCTCCAACTAACTTTTGTGCATGGAGATAACTTTTTACGAAATCTTCCATATTATTAAAATTGTCCAAAGCTTTTTCTTCTTTGAAACCTTCAGGAATTAAATCTTTAAAATTTGTTTCCTGGTCGCTAACAACTTCAGTTGCTACAGTATTATTCTGAACAACTTCTGTAGTTTGTTCAGATTGCTCGATAGGAGCAGTTGTCTGATTTTCCATATATACCTATTGGTTATTTTGATTTTAAAATTGCTTTAATAAAAAGAAGCATTGATCTTTGTCCTTCTAAAAAAGCGGTCTCATGACTGTTATCTTTTGAGAAAGTAGTCGAACTCTCATGACATCTTATTGAGATGTCGTTTAAAACTCTTTTGCCTTCATCTGATCCAAAAACTATTTTGTAATCTTCTCGCAGCTGTTTAATTTTTTTTTCTATTTCTTTATTGTGATCCATCTTGAACTATTTTTGCCATTGGAGCTGCGTTCTTTGCCATTTGTGTTTCAGCCATTTGTTGTTGCATTTCCATTTGTTTAGCTTCTTGTTCAGCTCTGTCGGCTCTAATTTGTTCTACTTCAGCATCTGATTTAACAACTTTTGCTGGTAAGCCTAAAATATCAATAATGTTTTTTACTAATCCATTCTCATCAATGTAATCCATAACTGGCATTGTTTGAGCAAGTGATCCAAAGATTTCTAATCCTCTCATTAATGACTGAAGCTCTTGTCCTCTTTGTGCTAATGCCATTGGAGATACAAACTCTATTTTTAATTCTTGTTGTTGTAGAATATCTGGAGATTGCAAAAACAATTCATTTCTTAAAAGAATATTAAATACTCTAGTTATTAATGGAGATAATAATTCTGATTGTAATCTACCTAATACTGGACCAAGTATTCTCATCTTCTCTTCTTGTCTTTGTAAAACTTCAGTCGCTGTCATGTTTCTATTTTCAGTTACAACTAACTGATCGATATGAAACATTTTATTAATAGCATCTCTTCTTTGATTTTCGTTATTAATAGTAATAGTCGTATTCGCATTAATATTTAATGGCTCAATTCTATCTCTTGATCCAGATCTGTAATAATTAATAGAACCTGGAGACATTCTAATAGGAGCTAACATTCCATCATCTGGAATGAGTAGAGGAGGATCAATTTGTTTTGCAGCAGCTTTCAAACTATGCTCTACCATTTTATTTAAAACCTTCACATCTGGTAACGCATTCATTCCAGGTGATCTTCCATATTGTTCTGTAGATGCTTTTAAGTATCTTGGAATAACATAAGGATTTTCTTTAAAGCCACCAATAGAAATTACATGACCAGATCCATATTCAAAATAAATACTTTGAAAAGGCATGTTAGCTTTATCTTGTTTTTGTGGATCAAAATCTAATCTAGGTCTAATGACATGGACTAAATCAATATCATCAAAAGGAGCTTTTTTTAAAACATTAACTATTTCTTTTGAAACATTCTCAATACCAAATTTTTCTACTGTTGCTTGAGCAGACATTTTAAATCTTCTATATAAAGTATCGACATATCCTTTTCTATTTTCCTGGATATAAATTTCTTTAATGTGTCTTGCAGAGAAAGTTAAAACATCTTCTTGATCTTCTTCAATCATTAAACATGAAGTGCCAAAAGCAATTAGATCATGATAGCATTCAAATATTTCTTGTTGAAAGTTTGACTTAGCAATTACATCATACATTCTTTTTGTTGCATCTTCTAACCACTCTTTCGCTTCATCACTATCATTCAAACCAGTTTCTTTAAATCTTAATGAAAACCATCTATTCGCAGATGAAGTCAACATACCATGCAGAGATGCAGCTAAGAGTTCAAGAGCATGAACTGCTGTTGCGTCAAAGATTTGTGTACTACGTTTATCGCCTCTTGCTCGTTGTCTTGTGATCTCTGCTTTTCTAGGCAACATAACATCCGCCACTTCTTGCCAATGGCTTTCCCAGGTGGATCTTTTTTCTTGTAGCCTAGAGAGGTTGTCTTTTAGCTG